GATGCATTATCCTACTTTGCGAAACTCGCAGAAGAATAATTCTAGAGGAGGTCAAACGACCTCCTTTTTTTATGGCATTGTTATATTAGTATTTTCTGTTTTTATCATTCTTTCACCCATATACTCTGATGATTTTGTATAAGTCATTATCTCTCTCATGTCATCTAAAAACTGTGATAAGTATTCTACTCTCAAGATGTTTATATTTCTTTTTTGATCATTTAAACGAGTCTCATAATCATAATTACTTATTCCAACAACAGGATTCAATACAGCAGTAGGTTCACCTGGTTTTGGTATTGTAAAATTACTATCAACTACCTTTCCTTTTGGTAATATTAATCTACCACTAGAGTCTTTTACCTGTGTTGTTTCAAAAAATCTTGTTGAGTTTAATGAATCCCCATACTTATCATTTGCATAATTATATAAATCATAATTACTAAGAGGCCACTCATTCCTTACATTTAAAATACCTGCAACAGTTAAAACCACCCAATCTAAATTAGAACTTTCATAAAGTTCTTCTGCAACATTATCTGGTCGTGCACCCTCTGGAATTTCGTACTTGTCAAATACAGTAAAGTTTTTTTCTAAATCATCCCTTAATTTAACTCTACGAAAAATATTCTTAACTAATATATAATCAAATGATGACTTCTTCTCAGGTAAAAAAGATGGATATAGTAAATTTGGTAACTCTCTGAAAAATCCCATTAGTATCCTACTGCCTCTGTGCCTGGTCTTGAATCATAATCAATGTCATAAATTGGTTGTAATTCTTTAAATGAGAGATCAAGTAAAATTGATACGGGAGTGCCATCATCGTATGTTGAGTACACACCCTCTCCAGTATAAGTTGTTTGAACATCACTTAGGAAACATTGTTTAAACCGATTTAAAAATGGGTGATTTTTACGACCTGTGCGATATCTCAAACTAAAAACATTCGGTGTTTTTAAGAAAAAATTACCACTATCTAAAGTTCCACCCTGTGCTTGTGGTGCCATGTTTCTTTTAAATGCACGAATTATTAATCTAACCTGTTCTGATTCTTTTTCATTTCTTGGAGTAAATTTAAATTGAAATCTAAAATTACGGATAGTCGGACCACCAAATAATAATTCCATATTTGGATTTAATATTTCACCATTACCCCTTGCTAATAATTGACTCGCAGTTACATTACCACCAAATATTCCAATTGCTTTTGATGCAAGAAATTTTGTTATGGCATTGGTCGCAGCTGCAGTATTTCCAGTTCCTCTTGTAATTGATGTTTTTGCTGTTGTTACAGCATCAGCTAATTGTTCAAAAGCATTTTGACCTTGACCAAATTGAATATTCATTACATCTTCTGCTGCTTTGACACCTGTTGCAGCTAAACCATTTAATACTGATGTGTCATATTGAACATTATTTGAATCTTGCACGTTAGATGGTATTGGTAATAATATTGTTCCAGCGTTAACCAATGGTTTTTTTGATAATCTACTTGATGATCTACGTCCTGCACGATCAGAACCAAAATAATTACCCCTTACGTATCTCTGACTAGAGCCAGGCTCCGACACATAATTTCCAAGAGCAACGTATTGTTCAATATCAATTTGTAAATAATCTGTTTGTTCTGTTAAAGACTCAAGTGGATATCTTAATACACCACCTCTTCTTTTCTTTGCATATCTCCTTAATCTTTGTTTATTATCTTTTGCATTAAGTTTATCTAATTCAGCTTTTTTCTCTGCTGCTGTTAGAAAAGCACTATTTTGAATAAGTTCTCTTTCAGTAAAAATATTTCCAACAAATGAGTTGGCGGCATCACTTGTATAAGAAAGAAGAGAAGTATCAAAATCAGCATCAGCAGCATTGTAATTCGCAGCTGGTACACCACTTAAATCAAATTGATCTGAGATGAAACTAGTTTCACCATTTCCAGAAAGTTGAAGAGACTCTGTAAAAGAAAGATTATTGTATTGATTTTCCGATGCCATATATCTTTTTAGTTATTTATAAGGTATTTTGCAAATGGTATTGTATTTAGGTCTTGTAACTCTTCATTTGTAACTTGATACAGTTGACCAACTACTTCTTGAAAGGTATAAGAACGTGATTGACCCCAGTGAAAATTGATTCCTTTAAATCCCCAATCAAATATATTCGTCACTGCTACTAGTGGATTCTGATCATATCGACCAGGTGTTTTTGGTTGATATACAAATACATATATCTTGCCAACTTCGGGAATTGATGCTATACTATCACCTAAGACATTCATGATTTCAATCATAAGATCATCAGCATCTTCTGTTCCAAGAAGATCTCCTACCAGTGGGGCGATTCGACTCATTTGATTCCTAGTTCTTTTTCAGTCATGACCTTAAACTCCCACATACGATCCTCACAGAAATCTGTTGCTGCTTTCCACTTAGCTTGGTTCTTAGCGTATTCATAGACTTCTCTTAAATAATTCTTGGTCTGTCTTTTGGGTTTTTTTGGTTTTTGTGTTTGTTTAAGTGGTTTTACTTCTATTAGATATGTCTTGATACGACCAGTGTTCTCTTGAACCTTGATATAAAAGTCAGGAAAGTATCTATGAACTCGATTATCAACAGGAGAACGATAGGGTAGTGCAATTTCTTCACTTCCCCATTCAAGTATTTTATCATTCTTGTCACAATAAACCATGAATTTTCTCTCCCAAAGTGACCTGTATATGATGTTTGTAGGGTCGCCTTTATACTTTCTGGGATGAGAAGGATAATATTTTCCCTTATATGACATAAATAGAAATAACAATCATACTTATTTAGAGTGGCAGAGACAACAATAAAACCATATAACCTTTCGGTTGCGAAGAGTATAATAGGTCCGTTAGCACAAACCAATCATTTTTTGGTTACGTTTTCATCGTTAACACCATCAGTTGAGTCTTATCTTGCTAACTATACAGGTATAAGAAATATAAAAAGTTTTCTTTCAAGACAACTTGGTATTCTGTGTAGTGATGCGGTGTTACCTACCTCAACATTAGCAACTGCAGAGGTAAAGGATAATTTTATGGGTGTGCCTCAACAGTTTGCTCATACGAGATTTTACACTGATATTAGTTATTCATTCTATATTGACGAAGATTACACGTTACTTAAAATTTTTGAAGGTTGGATGGAATATATCTCTAGTGGTGCGAATACAACTGTAAATCAAGATCATCGTGCATATTATAGGAGAATGAGATATCCTGATTCATACAAATGCAACACAATGTATGTTAATAAATTTGAAAAGAATTATAGAAGAACTCTTAGATATAGATTTGTTAATGTATTTCCAAAAAGTATTGATACTATTCCCGTCGCATATGGACCTGCTGATATACTAAAAGTAAATGTAAACTTTAATTATGACCGCTATATAGTAAACGGTTAGAAAACCCATATAAATAATTTTACTGAATTGAATATTAATTATGCCTTTACCAAAAGTTAGTACCCCAACCTACGAGTTGGTATTGCCCTCATCTGGGAAAAAAATTAAATATAGACCTTTCTTAGTCAGAGAAGAAAAAATTCTGATCATGGCTTTGGAATCAGAAGATGTAACACAGATTACTAACTCTGTTATTGATATACTTAATTCCTGTATTATGACGAAGGGGGTTGACATCACAAAACTAGCAACATTTGATATTGAATATTTGTTTTTAAATGTTCGTTCAAAATCAGTTGGAGAAACGATTGATATTCTTTTGACATGCCCTGATGACAACACTACGAAGGTTGAAACTACCATTGATATTGACTCAATCAAAATAAAAAAGGATCGTAAACATAAGGATATCATAAAATTGGATAATAATCTTTCAATCAAATTTAAATATCCATCAATGAATTCATTTATTGAAAACAATTTTGAAGCTAGTGACAGAAGTGATGTTACAAACACACTTGATATGATTACATCATGTATTGATGTCATTTTCAATGATGAGGAGAGTTGGAACGCATCTGAATCAACTAAAAAAGAACTTGAAGACTTTATTGAACAATTAAATACAAAACAATTTAAATTAATTGAAGATTTTTTCAGCACAATGCCAAAGTTAAGTCATTCAGTGAAAATAAAAAATCCAAAAACCAATGTTGAATCAACCGTTGTGTTGGAGGGACTGGCTGCTTTTTTCAATTAGGTATGGCTCACACGAATCTTGAGTCATACTATAAAATAAACTTTGCATTGATTCAGCATCATAAATACTCACTAACTGAGATCGAAAACATGATCCCTTGGGAAAGAGAAATTTATCTCACTCTACTTCAGCAATATGTTGAAGAAGAAAATTTAAAGATAGAACAAAGAAAAAATGGATAAATCATCCCCAGTTTACGAAAATTTTGCAAAGAAAATGGATGCCATGAGTGGTAAACCTAAAATCAATAGGCAATCCATTAAACTTGGTGGTGGAATGGGATTGGAGACAAGAGTTGGTAATAATGAGAAAAAAATAACTATATTAAAAAATATATTTAAAACTCAAAGAGAGCAGATAAGTGAAAAAATAACACCAAAGGTATCTAATCTAGAGTTGTCATTGAATGAAACAACTGAAATATTAACAACAATAACAGATAAATTGTCGTTAGACATGTCTGAAAGGTTAAAAGAACAAAAAGCATTGTTTGATGCACAAAGAAAACAAAATTTAGATGATAAAAAAAGTAATGCAGAGAAAAACCTAGAGCAGAAAAAGAAAAACCAAAAATTAGGTACGAAGTTAGCTAAAAAAGTAATTCAACCATTTTCAAATATTTTTGATAAACTTTTAAATTTAGCTGCTATTTTAGGAACTGGTCTTTTCACTACAAATATATTAAAAAATTTAGAAAATAAAGATTTTGTCAAAAAAATCAAAGACATTTATGAATGGACTGAAAAAAATTGGAAAGCACTTGCAATTGGAGCAGGTATTCTTGGGGGAATACTAGCTATTGGTGCAATAACCTCACTTGTATCAAGTGTAGGTGTGGTTTTTGCTGTCCTCACAAATCCCGTTGTGTTGATTGCTCTTGGTATTCTTGGACTTTTTGCAATCAACAATGAAATTAATAAAAGATTAGATAAAGCTGCACTCAAAGATAAACTTTATGGTGATAATACCTTCACGTTTTTAGGTAATCCAATACCTGGCGCACCAACTAATGCACAACCAGGTGATTATTTTACTGCTGCAGGTGGAACAGTTTATGAAAAATTACCATATACTACTTCAAATGGTGGTTGGAAAAAAATATTGCCGAGTGATATTCCTACTGCAGAGTCATTAGAAAGAAAAGGTATTGTAAGAACAGACGGAACAACTACACCAGTTGATTTATCTAACGTATATAAGAAGAACTTAGATATGCAACAAACAGGTGCATCTCTCATTGATTTAGTTAATAAAAATCAAGATTTTAAATCTCTTATAAAAGAGAAAAATTTACCAGTAACAATCTTTGAGGAATTACCTGATATTGATTTAAGATCTAAAAAGAGAAATATGATAGGTGAATTAAGTCCAGATCCAGCCACAGATTTTCCAACCATAGCTTCAGTTAATATGAGTAATCCTTATATGGAACAAACTCCTGAAAAATTAGGTTTTAAAGATATAATTTATAGTTAATGGAAGCAGCAGAGAGACTTAAAATATCAGCAGAGAATCTTAATAGTATGTTATCAACATCTCTTAAGAAAATTTCTGATACTAAAAAAAGAACAAGAAAATTAAAAGCAGTTTCTATTTTAAGAAAAAAAAGTAAAAAAGAAGAGATAAAATTAGAAATTCCATCTGTATTTAAAAAATCTGTGCAAAAAATCGAAAGTAAAGTTTCTACGGTAAGTTCTGAT